TTTGTACTTGCATATTTTATATTTGGTTGTATTCTACTTTGTATATTAACATATCTAATTGTTCCATAGCATCATTGTAATTCCTTGTTTCAAGGTTTTCAAGAACTTGGTTTAATTCCCTATATAGGGATTCTTTGGTTTTATTATCCATAAATTTCTTTTTCTAATTTATCTAGATCAACATAGAACTCATCATCATCTTGGTTCCAAGTATCTATAATTTCATTATCTTCATCACGTTCATCCTTCCAAGCAACATTTGGAAGTAAACCAGCGTTTTCAATTAAATTCCAAATACGTTCTTTCCACAAGTTTAAAGATACATCTTCAACAATACAATTAAATCCTTTACTTTCAGTTAATATTAGAAGGTATTTTATAAAATGTTGGGTGAGTTCATCCAGTTCTCCATCAATTGGGAAGTTTGTTTCATATTCACTTGAACCGTTTGTTCCAACCTCATACATTGTTTTAATTTCTTGCCATTTAGGCGTCAAAAACATTTTTTCTACTTTTTTCATAACTTTTATTTTTATTTATTTTCTATTAAATCCTATTACTTGAGTGACATTATCCACCTCTACGATACGTTTGTGGATCAATTCCTTAGATAACTGTAGGGTATCTAAATCTTTACTTTCCTGAACCCATTCACTAAATAGGGAGGTTAATATTTTTCGTTTAATCCAATTCATAAATTTTATTTTTTGATTGAATTAATAACATTAATGCATTAATTTGCCCTCTATCTTGCCATCCCATAACATCATCATTATGATCAGGGAAAAATTCTTTAGTTGCCCAATCACCTTGAGGGTTAAAAATAGCAACTTCAAATGAGGTAAAATCATCAGGTGAATTACTTTCATCTTTAGGTGAACTGTATTTACCAGGACCGGCAACTATACTTAATTCAAACCCATTATCAAATTTTGGTGATGATGATACACCATCTTGCCAACTTTTCCAAATTAAATCTTTAAATACTAACATAACTCTTATTTTTTAATAATTAATTCTAAATTATTTCCTTCAAATTTGATACCTACTACTTCAGTACCATCTTTTTCTACTTTTTTAATGAATTGATTTAAATCAAATGATCTAAAATGTAAACCACCTTTTGCTTCTCCATCAAATCCATCTTTCCAAAATACTTGCTCTTCAAACATAACTCTTATTTTTTAATACCAAATATACAAATAACACCTAATAATATGGCCATAAAGGCAAACCCCATTTCATTATTAATACCCGCAAAGTGAATATAATTTTGAACAACACCGGCCATTGTAAGTAAACCTAAAATTAGTGCACCTATTGCTCCTACTAAATACTTAAAATCTATTTTTTTTAACATAACTTTTATTTTTTTTAACATAACTTTTATTATTTCTTATTACATGGTAAATATACGAACTATTTTTCGGGTAGACACGTTTTTTTGTGTTTTTCTTTACGGAAAAATTTCTTTTTATTACGAAATGGAGGAGCAACACGTGTAGCATCAAACCATTCACGTTGTGTTAATTGTATTTCCTTTACCTGATTCATTACGCCGTAAATATACGAAAGGGATCTGGCTAAACCAAATCCCTTCGCATTTATTGTTTTAAAAGCTTATATTAATTTTTTATTCCAGCTCTATATTGCCATTTATTTTTTATTGATTCATCCAAATCTGATTTATCATAAATATAATTATCAAAATCTTCAACCCAATCATCATCACCATAATCGGTATAAGCATCATCTCCATTCAAACGGATATCATTTGTTAATGAATCTATATAGGTTTTTAAATTAGATTTACCTTTAAGTGCTGATTTTGCTTTAGCAATAACGTCTCCGTCTCCTTCTTCTAATCCTAAAGCATTATCTCCAGGTACACCTAAATCTTGATCATCTTCATAACTATTGAATTGATTATCGATACCTGACATTGAGAATGTTTTTATTAAGTTTGAAACACCATTCATTTTTGAATGCATCCAATCCATTTCATCTTGATCATAAAGATAAACATAATCAGCACCCATTGAATCAGCAACAGCATGTATTTCTCTCATTGCTTCTTCAAAATCATCAGGTAATACTGTTTTTTCAGCTGGGTCATTATGTTTAGATTCAATTTCTCCAGTTTCTGGATTTAGAAATGAAATGTAGCCCATATTAGCTACTTTTAATGCTTCATTGGGTTCAGAATAAAATTTATTTAAACCTACACCTAAATTTTCAGGGTAACCATCATAGTGGTTATATGTTGAAGTTAGAACTTGATTGCCTGCTGCATCTGATTCAATCCAACCTATTAATGCTCTTGTTGCCATTTTTTAATTTTGTTTAATTATATGTTATAAATATTATAAATTATACTTTAATGTATATTTCTCGATAAAGCTATTACCTACTCCACATTCTAATATGATTGCGGTTGTAGGTACACCTGTTAATTTGGGAGAGGATAGAATATAATCAATATTCTCATTAGCAAATACTTTCATTTTAACTTTAGCATTTGAACGATCTGATAATTTAAATACTAAAACTACAGGTTGTTTAGCATATGCCTTACCTTTTTCAACCTTAAAAGGTTCATGTTTATATCCTTTAGGGTATGTAATTTCTGTTTTATATGGGCCGCTTTCAGTTTTAGCTACATCATAATACCAAACATGTTTGCATCCTATTTCTGGTTTTGTGGGAACGTCATAAAATTCTCTAGTATATTTATCTGATTTAATGAATGGTTGTTCTGCGGGTCTACCTCTACGTTCAATTGACATAACTTTTATTTTTGGGATGGTTTTATTGTTCTTCTAACTTGAAGATTTACTGAGTATTTACTGTTAAATTTGATCAGTTCTTCTTTGTAATTTGGATTACTCAGTAAACGATCTATTACTTCTTGAATAATTTCTTTTCTTTCAACTAAAACATCAACACTTATCATTTATTTTATATATTATTAATTATTAACTCTTATTACATGGTAAATATACGAACGCTATTCTGCTTTTCCAAATAGGTTATTGATTACTTTCATTCCAAATTAATAAGTATAATTCTTTTAAACTCATTATTCTTTTTTTAATAAATTTTAACTTATCTCTTTTTCCCCCTCTATTATAAATTACATGATTAGGGTTAAATATTTTATGAGTCCATCGTATTCCACCACTATTATTACAATATGTTTTTAATTCAGGAAGATCCGATTTGGAAAAAACAACAAATTTATCTTCATTTAGATAATCATTAAATGCTTTTGGAGTGTAGTGAATAATATAATCCCAATCTTCTTTTTGTAGGAATGAAGCAAACCCAACTGTTTTTCCTAAATCTGTAGCTTGATTTACATTACATTTTAACTCTAATTTAATACTGTTAGCAACAATGTCATGATCATCTACTTTATCACCTACAAATATACCATTTAATACTTTTGCTAATTCTTTTTGATTGAGAATATTAATTAAATTTTTTCCTTCACTTCCTAATCCTATAATAGTATCAAGTAATTCTTCTTTGGTCAAATGAGAATAATGTTCTCTAATTGATCTGTTATCCCAAACTTGTTTCATTTTTTACTTCTTTAATATGTTTACACTGACGATCTTTAGCCCTCCATACTCCAGGACAGTTACAACTTATTTTATCACCTTTTTTAGTAACTTTATAAAATAACCCAGGATCACTACTTGATTCAAATAGCCATTCATTTTTTTCTGGTTTGATTGTTTTTGTTGTTTTTGTTTCGGTTCTGATCCAATTAATATCATCTAATGTGGTTTCAGGTAATACCTCTTGCCAAATTGGCACTATGTATTTTTTACCATCGCTATCTGTAAACAGATGGGGTGGTATCATTAAATCTGTGTAATCATATTTGAATTCTTTTATATCTACAAATTCACCAAATCCTTTACCTACAGTAAATGGTTTATCTCCTTTGTGATATATAATACGACTTCTAAGATTATTGTGTTTGTTTAAATGTGTAAACTTAATTAATGGCATAACTCTTATTTCTTATTATACCGTGAATATACAAAAAGGGGTTGGCATAGCCAACCCCTTTCGCAATTATTGTTAAAAGGTTTTAATTAAAATTCATCCTCAGCTGTTACTCTAATATTTGAAATGATAAATTTACTATCGCAAACATTAGACCATTCTCGGCACATCTCATCTTCATACGAGTAACTTGAATTGGGATTTGGTGAGTAACCTTGCCATAATGAAGCAACAACTTTCCACCCATTATCCATTGACTTAGCTAAACCATCAAGATTCTGTAAGTTACTACCTTCGGAGCTGGTGTTTTTTACATAATCATATACCATTACTGTATCCCCATCTTGGGCAAATATTGTAGTCATATTACTATAATCAGAAGTAAATTCCGTAATTACATCAAATGGTTTTGTTGGATCAATAACGGAAGCATCATAAATACCCTTGTTAGTTGGTGAAGTCATCTTGTCTTGATCCCAACAGGGGGTTGTAAACAATGATTTTAAATAAGCATATTCATAATTTTGCTGGTTGTCTAAATGAATTGTAGTTTGTGTTGCTACATTACCATTAGTTTCTAGAAAATCAATCTCATTACAATAAGGTGAACCTGAATTACCGGCATCACAATAATCTCCACTTCCATTTACCATATAAAAAGAAGCATTTACCCAATTTACATCAGTTAAACCTGATAGATCTACTGTAGCCGATATTTTAGAAATATTTTTATAAGTTTCTACTGATCTTACACGGCCTGGGTTGAATGATACGGAGTTACTGTCGATAATTGGCGTACCACATTGGTTATAATCAATTTTAAAGGTTGGGGTATAGATTGTGGTGCCTGCTATTTCCTTTACGTTAGATACGCAACTATATAACATTGTGACTGCAACGATTAATAATAATACTTGTTTCATTTTATTTAGTTTTTGATTTTTTACCTAATTTCATAAGTGGAACTGGTGTTCCTACAGGATAAGGTTTACCTGGTATTGCTGCTGTAATTGACTCCATACCTGATTTTACTGCTAATGGTTTTCGTAATGGAACTGCTGCTTCATTTAACGGACCAAAACATCTAGCTAATATAATACCTGTTTCTGTAGTGTCAATAATTTGACAAGGCATACAGAACATATTACTTTCACTTGTGTGTGCTGAATCGGTATTTACAATAAATGCACGATTACCTGGTTTCATCATTTCCCAACTAAGAGTAGCTGGATTGAACTGAGGAACATAAGTTGATGTATCAAAATAATGATACAATGACCAAACTGATTTTCCATCCCATCTTGTACTTCCATCGTTACCCGGAAATTGGAAATTCCTTCTAACATCAAATTGACCTTCAGTACCCATTAATTTACCCCAGCTTGGACTTACACCATACATTGCTAGATTTGAAATTGATGTATCTGGGAATACAGGACATATAGCACATCCTTCTGCAAATTTTACACCTTGAACAGTAATTGAGTCACCAGTTGCAATAGCACCAGACGCTCCACAAAAAGCATAATAACCGTCGTGAAGTTTTACGATAGCATCTTCCTTTTTACCACAGCTAAACAACATTGTAGCTGCAATCACTAATAATAACGTTTTTTTCATTGTTTTTTTAATTAGTTAATTAACCTTGTCCCACGTAAGGTTTTTTATAATTTTTTGAATTTTTGTTTTTACTTGTTTTTGTTTTTGCATGTACTCCGGGGCGAGATACTTTTTTGGATACTACAGTAGTAGATGAAGAGGATTGTTTTGCCATTTAACTGATTATTAATAAATTATTATTTTATAAAACTATATAATAATAAATATTAAAATAATTCCTTTAGACGCTCCTTCTTTACTACTCCTTTAACAACATTTACATAATCTGGGTCTTCAGCATAATTAGCTCCCAAATAAGCGTAATATTCAGCTTCGGTTCTAAGACCACCCAAATATCTACATTGATAGAAAGCGTAATCATATATACTTTCCATCCATGTATCATAATAAGCATGGTTATTTTGAGTGCCTGATGCTGTATTAATACGAACACTAGCTTCTCTCATACCAAATAGATTATGGTTTTCTTTAAATATTTTACTCCCCCAATGTCCAGTTTCAATAATAGATTGAGCCATAACAATGTGAGGTTGTTTGATGTTTAACCGTTTAAGTTCCTCAACAAATTTTTCCTTAGTAAATTTGTTTTTTTCGGCTTGAACATTTAAAACAATTAATTCCTTTTCAACTTCGTCTAATGATTGAAACTTAACATAACGCCCACCTATAAATGAAATTAAAATTAGGATAGTAACTATAACAATTGAATGAAATAATCGTTTCCAATTTTTCTTCCATATTAACTCATTTTTGTCGAATTTGTAAAACATAACTTTTATTTATTTAATTTACGGAAATATACAAACCCTATTTTGGGGAAACAAATTTATTTTTTTGGTTTTGTTGAATTATTTGATTTTAGTTTGGATATTGTGTCTGCTATAAGTTTACAATCTTCATAATATTCTTCACGAATATAGTATGGTAAATTTTCCTCTAATGTTTCAGCAAAATTATTACGTTCTATTGTAATATCATATACTGAATTTTCTGGTTCTATTATTATAGAAAGTAGATGTACATTTTTTCTTTTAGTTGTTAAGTTTGCTAATATACCATTAACAATAGCTTGAGCTATCCTAAAATCTTTATTCATTACCATTTCTTCAAATTCTTCAGAACTTGATACTTGGAACTCTGTTGGTTTAAATTTCATATTAAAATAAGTCTAAAAATTTCGGATTTATATTCTTTTCCTTTAATGTATTAATTTTATCTTGATCAGACAACATTTTTGTTGCTAAACGTTCTAATTGTTTGTTCTTTTGTAAGTCATAATCATTAATTAACTTACTATGTTTATTGTCTTTTTTACTCATATCCTTGAAATTATATCTAACTCATCATCATCTTCATCCTCTCCCAAACCTAATTCTTTTAAACGTTGTTTGGTGTAATCATCAAGCTGCCAATCTACCTCTGCTTGGTTTATTGGTTTATGATCTTCCATCCCTTCGATTTGTTTATCATTAAATATATCACCTATAGATGTAAAATAACAATTATAACATAAAAATTCAACATTGTTTAAACCATAGTGTTTTTTATTACCGTCTTTAAAATGAAGTAATAAAGCCATTTTATAATCCAGTACACGTCTTTCATGATACCCACACTGATTACATTCTTCTTTAATATAACCATTTTCAATCATTCTGTGTTTGATTTTGGATGGATTAAAAGATGAAGCATCTAGTCTTCCTTCAATTATATCTAATACATCAAAATCACTCTTTCCAGGATTTAAAAATTTTGGAATACCTTTACCTGATTGATTTAGATGCTGGTCAAATAATGTTTTATATCCTTCGGTTGTAGCTTCATAAAATTTAGCCCATTTTTTATAATGTTGATAGGAAACATTTAAATAACGACTTGCTGCTCTGTTACTTTTAGTCTTAGCTATAGAGGCTAAAATCATTTCTTTAGTTAATGGTTTGGCTTTCGGCAAAATTCTTATATTTAAAGGTGAGTAAGTATTCTTAATCTACAATTTTGATATTATCATCAATATTATAATTTTGGATTTTCTCTTTAGGTAATTTTTTTGGTTTTTTTATTCTACCTAATGATTTTTCATATTCTTCATATTCTTCTTGTTCTAAAAATACAATATCAACCCAAGTATCATCTTTATCAACATTTCCTCTAAGTACTGTTACTCCTCTTTTTACTGGGGTAGTTGAGCAAGTAACACAAGTTTTTGTATTTGGAATTATTTCTAAGCGTTTTGGGTGAATTAATTCTTTACATCCTATACAATATCTTTTCATATTATTTATTTTCAATTTTTTTAAATATATCCCACAAATCCTTAGCACATTTAATTATGACATCTTTTGTTTCATCTGTTTCCATATTTGTCCATTCTAAGAGTCCAATTTCTCCAGTTGAATGGTTTTTTCTCTCCCATACATACCAGGTAATTATTTCTGTTTTCCAATCACCATAGTGGAGATAGAATAAATTTTCTATAAGTAAGTAAAAATCATCTTCATATTCTGTTAAATTAAGGGAGTATTTTTCATCTAATTCATCCCCCCTTAAAACGAGTGATTCATATAAATCTACCAAATCACAAAACATTTCTTTTTCCGATAAAAGGGAATTTCGTTTTTTGATATTTAAATATTTACCAAGTTCTTTCATCGACTAATAGAAAAAAGGGTTAAAAATGTCTTTAAATCCATTTGTTTCATAGCAGCAAAGTAATTTGCTGCTTTTAATCTACTGAATGCATTATAAGACATTATAGGTTCTTTGTTTTTATCTGTATTTATGTAAAAATAATAACGTTTCATATTTTTTATTTATTTAGAATATACATAGAGTTACAAAAATCATTCCAATCTAATGTATATCCCAAATGTGATGTTAATTCTTTACATAATTCTAAACCAAAATGTTCATGTTCAATAAATAAATGAGTGGGTAATACATCGCATTCTTTCATACTTTCAAGAATCATAGGTTCAACACCTTCAACATCTAATATAAATAAATCAATATTTTTAATATTATTTTCTTCAATTAATTGTTTATATGTAATTACTTCTACTACTGATTCTTGAAGGGTTACTCCCATGTTATGAAGTTGATGGTAGTGATTTTCCATATGTTGAAATGAACCATTACCCCATCCTGGTGCTTTAGTTGGGTCTTCTACAGTATCGTCTCTAAATACAAATGAACCGGGTTCATTAAGAAGACCTTTATTTATATTTAAAAATGAGTTTGGTCTATTTTCAACTAATTTTTTATACTTAGCAGGACTAGCTTCAACATTTATTCCTTTCCAACCCATCTGTTCCTCAAAAAACTTACAACATGATAGATTAAAACCATCGGCTGCTCCACATTCAATGAAGAAACCATCTTTTTTCCCTGAGAAGTAATTATCGTGTAGAAATTTATCTACAGGGATACCACTAAAAACTTGACCATAATATTTCATATTTTTTCTTTTACGTTTGGATTTATTGTTTGATATAGTTTAACTGCTTTTTCTTGTTTTTCAATTGTTTTTGGGTGGTATAATGCCCACTCTTCTTCAAGAGGTAGCATACCATGGAGTTTAAATCCTTCTAATACCTCGTGTACCTTATTAACCCATTTAATGTTTGATGTGTTTCTATAAATTCTCATTTGCCAATCCGCCCAATTTACCCATCCTTTCTCATTTACATTCCAACCCCATTTTTTAATATGTTCTTCAGTTAAGCCTTCTACAGTATTAACTCTAGATACTCTCAACATATCAACTTCAGGGTTTGCTTCTAATAGGGATGGTAGATTTTCTATAAGATATTCATTTGGTATCTCATCAGCATCTATCTGGAAGATATAATCTCCTGTACAAGCTCTAGTTAATCTATTTTTCCAATCGGCAAAATGGTTATTAAAGTTATCTTCTACTAGAGTAATATAATCATTGTAACTCAATTTATGAAGATATCCTAATAATTGAGATGTTGGTTCGTTTTTAGTCATATCAACTAAAACCACTACTTCATCTTGAGGACGTTTACGTTTGAGGAGGAAATAGAGGAGGTTTTGTATCTCTATAAACTCATCACAAACTGTGAGAGCATATGAAATTTTTATTTCCATAATTCTATATATTTACAATTTAGGTGTTTTATTATTCGTTTCTTTCTCATTTTAACATACTAACCTTATTCAGGAAGTACACCTATGTAGCTTAATGCTTCCATAAAATCACGCTCTTCAAAATTTTCCATAGTTGTCATGTCCATTCTCCATTCGTAAAATTCACCTTCTTTTCCTGGGATTGGGTATTTTATTTTATCTTCATCAGTTACGGGGATTGCTTTAACTGCACTCCATTTCCAATCAAGTTTATTGACCCCATTAGCAAATATCATACCTTGTTGAGGTAAATTAACCAATGTAGGCATCCAATTTTTTTCACCATCATTATATATTAAATCTTTATATAATTCAGGGAGTGATTTAAGTTGTTCATCATAAAATTCTTCTGAGTCTTTCATTAATGAACTAGATTGGAAACCGCACCCATAGCAGAAAAATGTTTTTATATCAGCCGTTACTTCTTCTACATAACAAGCATCTGAGTTACATTTATTACAATTTATTAAACTATCCATTTACTTTTTCTATTTTAGGTGATTCAACTTTTTTTAATTGAGGTATTTTTAATTCTATCTGGGTTGGAAATTCAGGTATATTTGTTTCTAGGAGGGAAGATAATAAATCTTTCATGGCTTCCCAACTAAATTCTTTCCTACTTTTATATGCTTGTCTTTTTCCACCATCTATATATTTTTTATAATTTTCAAATACATCTTTTAACACCTGATTAATCTGCATATGGTCGGGAGAGAACCATTGGGATTCGGGAAGTAAAAATTGGTTTGCTGAAGATTGATGAACATTAGTTAGTATACCTCCTAAAAAGGTATTGAATTTTTCATCTAAAAAATCCATATGTCCACTCCATCCACTCACGATAATTGGTTTTTTAGATAAACTAAATTCAAGTAATGGTCTTCCAAATCCTTCACCTTTAGTTAAACTAATCATAGCTTTAACTTTTGAATGATTATATATCTCATTCATTTCATCATCTGTAAATTCCCCATGAAGTAAATAAACATTAGGTAAATCATTTGACTTTACTGTATCTTTGATTAAGTTAATCTTTCTAAGTATTTCATCTCTATCAGTATATGATGAACCTACTTGTGTAGTTTTTAATATTAAAGCTGGTTTTTTGGCTTTGTTTTTGAAGGTTTCATAAAATGCTTTGATTAATAGCCCAATATTTTTTCTATCTTCTCCCATATCTCCCTGCATCCAATGTCCTACAAATAAATAAGCAAAATCTTCCTTAATTTGGATATCTAATGAACATGGGGTGTTTTGAGATTTATATACATCTGTATTTGCTCCTTCAAATAATACTTCAATTGGTTTTTCAACTTTTACTTTACCTAATATATTACCATTTTTATCTTTTTTCTCTAAAATAGTAGATAAAAATGTATTTTTAGAGTGATTAGATGAAACTAAATTTAAATCCATTCTATTAATACCTTCAACCCATTCTCCAGGTGATAGTGTTGTTTCTATACCGGCTGTAACTCCTATATTATATTTTCCAATTGATTGGAATTCACTTGGTATAGTTATTTGCATCCATATATCTGGTTTTGAATTTACTTGAGGGGGGATTGATAATTCTAATAAATTAGACCATTCTGAGTTGTCTTTGCAGAACCCAAAGGGGGTATTTCCCCATCTTTGGGATATTAATTTAACATCATATTTTTCAGTAGCAATAATTGCTTTAATAATATCTCTACTTCTGGCACCATAACCTGAATAAGTATTAAATGGTGAGCTAATTATAAATAGTGGTTTCATTTAGTATAATAATTTATGTGGTACAACTTTTTTATCTACAATATTAGCATTAATAAATTCATAATTTTTTCTTGGGATCCAAGTTTTAAACAATGTATCAAATGCTTCTATTACTCTATCTGCTTGTCTTTCAGATGTAAATCCACCTTCATTTATAGCAAATTCACGTCCTTTTATTCCTATTTCCTTGCGTTCTTTTTTACTTAATGAATAAATATTCATTATTTGTTCGGCTGCATCTTCAGCATTACATCTATCATCCCAAATATAAGGGGTTTTAGGTGAACCTTGAATTGAACGATTCGATGGAAAAATAGGGAATGCCCATTCACCACATTCTTTATATTTCCCTGTATGGTTTGAAGGAAAGTCAGCATCAAAATCAATCCATTCACCTTTTTCATTTCTAAAACCAAGTTGATCTTGCATACCACCTGTTACATTGGCTATAACTGGGTTACCTACTAATATAGCTTCTGTTAAACTTAATCCCCAACCTTCGTTTGAACTAAGTAATATTTGTGCATCCGACATATTATATAAATAGTTCATATAATTTGGTGGGAGTTTATCAGTATGAAATACCACATTATCTTCAAAACCCTCAAATAATAATTCCTTAACCGCTTTCAAATCAGTTCCATGATCATTTACTATCTCTGTATGGAGTAACATAACACATTTTTTTGCCTTTTCTTTAGGTAATTGATCTAAGAAATACCTAAAAGATAACATTGTATCAGGAATTTGCTTACGTCTTATGTTTCGAGAATTAAAAAATAATACAAAGTCTATATCTTTATTTACTAAAACACTATTTTTGAAGTTTTGAAATTCTAACCATTGTGGGTTTGATTCTTCTAAGGGATAGAATGTATTTTTATCTAACCCATGAGGTATATAACGGTTGATTTTATCATCTTTTTTATCACCTAATACTAATTTATTAATATTAACTGTTTGTTTACTAATACCCATCAATAAATCACATGCTTCATAATATGCCTTGTTATATAAGGGAGCGGGGTAATCATCCCATATATTTAAGTAAGCAATTGGAATATGTTTACGAATTTCGTTTTCCATAGCAAATATGAACTCAAAATAACGAGGATCGGTAATCAACATTATAGCATCTGGTTTTTCTAAGTTAATGATATCTCTAATAAGATCAGCATTACCATAACCATCTACAGGGTACAACATCACGGATGAATCATCTATATTAATAATTTTATTAGTATCTTCAGATACATCTAAACGTTGTCCTTTATCCGGATGTTTTATAGAACCTGCTATATTTATCCAATTAAAATGGTGTGCTGTTTTTGTTACTATTTCTCTCGCAACTGTAGCTACTCCTGAGTGGACTCTGATGTCATCACAGATGAGCATTATTTTCTTCCTCTCATTTTTTGGGAGATAATCAAAACTATTTTTCATGTATTAGTTATATTATTCGTTTATATTTAAGTCAGTATGTGTGTGTATTTTTTTACGAAATTCCTCATCTGTAAGATATAAATGGATTGTACGATCCGTAAGTTTTTGTAAAGAAAATTTATACCTTACACAAGATATTTTGAATTCTTCAAATAATTCTGATTGGACTTTAACTGATGTTAATGTCATGTTTTTATTACTCATAGTATTTAATATTTATTTTTATTTATGTTATACCTACAGGGCATAAATCTTTTTTGTTCTTAAATGGGCAAAAACCACAATTCCATTTACTTTCATTTGGAATCATAATATCATCTTTATATTTACCTTCGGGTGTGAATGCTTTTTCAATAAATTCATTTACTGCTTTTTCTGCTCTACTCATTTTAATTTTACCAGAGGCAGGTTTAAATAATTGAATACGAGGAATTACATAATCCTCACTCTCATACAATTTACGTTTAACAATAAAGAACTCAATATCAATATTATCTACTGGGAATCCAAATTGTTCTGAGAAGTATTTTTTGTATAGAATGAGTTGAAATTGTTTATCTTCATCTTTTTTCTCCTTATCACCCCAGCCACGAGTAGATGTTTTAATGTCTATAATCTTGATTGAATTGGTGGGTTCGTGGTATAATACAATATCGAGGTAACCGCGGTATAATACGTTTTTATACGTGGGATTAGGCGCAATTAATAATGGTAATTCACATTTAACTAAATGCCATCCTTTTTTCTTAAAATGACTATTACGTTTCTTTTTGAAATGATTTAATATTTCCATTCCATCATCAAAAAATTCCTTCATCTCAGCAGGGTTGCTGTAGTGGATATTTTTATTTGATTTATAATCTTTTAAATATGTTTCTCTAAAACGCTCCTCAAAATATTGTTGTATATCAATTCTATCGGCTTCGGCTCCACTAGTATCATACATTACATCTAAGTAATTTTGGATTGTTTCATGGATTGCTGTTCCAAATGTCATATGGATGGAGGATTCGTGAGTTTTATGTCCATCTCTATATTGTAAGGCCCATTTTCTAGGACAACTTCTAAACATAGACATTTGAGAAAATGAAATACCTTTTTCATATCCATAGTTTACCTCACGCTCCGATTTTTTTAATATTTCCTTTATTATAGGAAGTGTTTTTTTCTTTTTAGGCAAAACTATTTATGTTTTAAATTTTCATTAAGAAATCACAAGATGAGATTTCTTGTTCTATAATATTGTACCCTAACGTTTTTAAATAACTAACGGGGTTATTTGAGGTTGATAGTGAGGTTAAATCTTCTAACCATATTAATGGTTTATCCTTTAACAATAATTGTTTCATTCCTTCGAATGCTGATAATTCATGACCTTCAATATCAATTTTAATCATTTTCACTGGTTCTGGGAATTTAATAGTATCTAAAGATAAAACTAGATTAGTATTATTACTTTTTTCTATTACTCTTACCACACCTGAATTATTTGGGGATTCATCACCAAAATAAACCATTGAGTTATTACTTCCTATTCCTACATTAAAAGCATGAACATCTTCAAATTGTTCAATATTTTGTTTTAATAAATTAAAATTTTCAGGGAAAGGTTCAAAAGCCCATATTTTTAAATTGGGAAAAGCAACTTTAAATTGTACACAATGTGAACCAATATTTGCTCCTATATCCAACATTAAACCATCTGTGGGGAAGTATTTCCGCCACTTATTAAATAGTTCAAATTCCCAGAAATTATCATATTTTACTATATCATCAGATATACACTCAGGATGTTCAAATATAATCATGGGGGTGTTTTTTATACTAACTATTCTAGTTCCTCTTTTCATTTTTTCCATTTATCTTTTATTACTAACATAGCAATAATACCATAATTAGCAATATCAATAAAACTATCAATCATTGTTTCCCCGTTAACATAATTTTTACCATTACGTCTTAGTATGTTTTTTAGGCGGTTTATCTTGTCGTTAACGCGCAACCAAATACCAGTCAATGATAATTGTATATCTTCAGGTTCTTCAAGTGAAGTACCGAGAGCAATGTTTCCTAAACCATAATCCATCATTTTTTTAGCAAATAAAGTATATTGTTCTGCTTGTACTTCTTTCCAAGATTCAGCTAATGAAGGATATGTTTTTTCGAAATCATAAACTGCTTTTTCATCTCCAGTATTGGGATTGAATTCTTTAGTGCTAGAAATTGGAACTAAATTAATTTCTTCACTATAACCTGAAATTCCATTAGCAGTTCCTGTTGAAGTTGAAACCCAATCTTTTTTTAATTTTTTTAAACTCATAACTATTTTGATTTATTTTATAACTTTGCTTCTTTAATAATTTTTTCTGTTTTCTTATCATCTATCCCCATTTTCCATAGAATTTCTCGCACACCTGTAACTCGAATAATATCAATATATTCTTCGGCTTCTCCTAACCCACATTCAAAATAATCAGCTATATATTCTGATAATTCCTTGTAATTCTTTTTGTTTTGGTTTTTAATGTATTTTAAAAACATTTTCTTCTTTGGCAACATTGTTTTGTAAACGGTAAAAATTTTTTCTTTTTCAGTCATCGGCAACTTTTGTGCGATGTTTGCAATATCTGTATATCCGTAATACATACTCACATATCTATGAACAATGTAAGGACTAAACGAAGACTGTTCATCCTCTGTAAAGGAATTCCAGTCTTGTTTAGTATAAGTAATTACATTTAGCCAATCAAAGAGATTCATTACTCTGCTGAGTTTCTTAGTTCTTTTGGTAATGTGTCCTGTAGTACTTCTCCTGTTTCAGGATCAAAAAATACAGGGATTGGGATAATTCCATCCTCATCTGCTCCAATAATAAATTTAGAAATTTTACGTAGCATAACTCCTTGTTGCCAGATTTTACCTCCATTTGGAGTTTCGATTGACGTCGTTTTTGACAAGTCAATGTTTGGTTGTTGTTGATTCATTGTTTTTTGTTTTGTTTATAATCTAAAAGAAAGCCAATTAATACTATAATATTCATACCTAAGCTGGCTAAAATCTCGTGTATGTCTTTGTAAACGTTTATACTTAAATGAACGTGTCCTATCATCCAAAACGGGATGGATAAGTTTTGACTTATCCAAATCGTTAAGAATTTTAGGAATTGTTTCATAATACTCGTGGTTGTGATAGTTCAATAAGACGAGCAATTAATCCCATCGTACAAATTTCTTTATCGATTCTAAAGTTAGCTTGGTACGAATACTCGTTGATATAAATTGCAACCATTCCCTCGTTTCCTGAGGCAAAAGTAGAAGCGTTATCATAAAGGAAACGGTATAATTCCTCAAAGTCTTGAACATTCGCGTTTGCGATAATTTGTCTGATTTCATTCCAACTAGGTTTTGATTTAATTAATTCTTTTAATACTTGAGCTGTGTAATTAGAGGATACAATAATTGATTTATCAATTACTAATTTACCTTCTTGAGTTGATAATTGTGCTGTGTTAAGCATTTTTCTCAAGTCTGGGTAGAATTGGTTAACTAATAGTTTAATATCATCTATTTTATATTCTACATTTTCTTTCTCAATGATACCTGCTATATGTTTTGCAATATCCGCTTTTGATGGGGGTACAATTTTAAGTACTTGACAACGTGATTGTAGAGGATCAATGATACGCTCAACAAAATTACAAGTTAAAATAAAACGTGTAGTACGAGAATAGGTTTCAATTACATTTCGAAGTGCTGCTTGGCCTTGAATTGTGATAAAATCAGCCTCATCTAATATAACTACTTTAATACCTTTGAAAGATGCAGCACTTGCAAAACCCGATACTTTATCTCGGATAGTATCGATACCACGTTCATCACTAGCGTTGATGTAAATATAATCGCAGTCCAGATTATTAACAATAAGCTTAGCCAAAGTCGTTTTCCCAGTTCCAGCCGGTCCGGAGAAAATGAAATTCTGAATGTCATTCTGGTCAAGATATTGTTGAATAGTTTTTTTAATATTCTCATTACCGACATAAGTATTTAAATCAGTACTTCTATATTTCTCAACCCAAAGTGAATGTTCTTTTTTTATCATAACTTTTTATTAACGTAAATATACGAAATTAATATTGATAATCCAACTATAAAGAGTAATCTCCATATATTGAGAATTTTTTTAATTCTGGTGCTTTTATTTCAACTTCCTCAGAGCGAATAGCATATAATTTACTATCTAAAGGAGCAAGCCTAAATTCAACTTTTTCACCTGTTTTTCCAAACCAAGCTTCTAAGGCTTCAGTGAGGGATTTATGTATAACTTTATCACCCACTAGTGTCCAAGAATCTCCTGGGGCAACACGTATAGCTATTAATTCTAGAAATTCTTGTTTTTCAACCATTTTATTTTTATTTATTGTGTATTTATGATTTTTGTAAATATTATCGGGAGACATAAAAGACATCTCCCGACATTATTCCTTAAAACATTCCTCCCATTCCAGCCATTGGATCTGATTCTTTTTTGTCTTCTGGGTTGTCTACTACAACACACTCTGTTAATAGAATAGTTCCTGCTACTGATGCTGCGTTTTCAAGGGCAGTACGAGTAACTTTAGCGGGGTCAATAATACCTGCTTCTTTCATATCAACCATAGCTTCGGTTTTTAGGTTATAACCAACCCAAGTATTTGTTGGGTCTAATTTTAAACCTAACATTTGAGCTTCAGTTGAACTATAACCAGCATTTGTTAATATTGTTTCAAATGGTTTACCACAAGCTTGATAAACGATGTTAGCACCTATATTATCACGGGTAATTGCTTCACGAGCATAAATCATAGCAGAACCACCACCGGCAACAATACCTTCTTCAAGAGCGGCTTTTGTAGCATGTAATGCATCATCTACTCGATCTTTTTTCTCCCTCATTTCAGTTTCAGTCATTCCACCAACATGAACGATAGCTACTCCTCCTGTGAATTTCGCAAGTCTTTCTTGGAGTTTTTCTTGTTCGAAAGAGGATGTTGTTTTTTCGATTTGTTGCTGAAGTGCTTCAATACGTGTTTGTATTGATTCAGATTCTCCTCTTCCATCAACGATTGTTGTTTCATCTTTTGTTACTGTTACTAATCTTGCTTTTCCAAACCAATCCCAGCTAAATTTTTCAAGTTTCATTCCTTTTTCAGTACTAAATACTTGACCACCGGTTAGAATAGCCATATCTTCTAAAATTAATTTACGACGATCACCAAAATCAGGAGCCTTAACAGCACATACCTTAATGGTTCCTCTCATTTTATTGACTATAAGAGTTGCTAGGGCCTCACTATCTACATCCTCAGCTACAATCAAAAGTGATTTGTTTTGTGCTGATACTGCTTCTAAAATTGGTAGTAATTCTTTTACTTGAGTGATTTTTTTATCTGTCATCAACACAAGTGTATCTTCAAGAGTACAAGACATTGTATTATTATCCGTTACAAAATAATGTGATTTGTAACCTCTATCAAATTGCATACCTTCTACTGTTTCTAGATATGTTTCACCCGTTTTAGATTCTTCAATAGTTACTACCCCTTCACGACCTACTTTATTCATTGCTGTAGCAATTAAAGTACCTACTTCCTCATCATTATTAGCTGAGATTGTTGCTACTTGTTTTAATTGATCTTCGCTTGAAATATCTTCTTTGATTTTACGAATTTCAGCTACTACTTGATTAACTGCTGTATCAATACCACGTTTGATTTCAACAGCATTAGAACCATTATTAAGATATTGTAGACCTGCTTTTACCATTTCACGAGCCAACAATGTAGAGGTTGTAGTACCATCCCCAGCAACATCAGCTGTTTTAATAGCTGCTTGTTTTACCATTTGAACACCTACTTCCTCTATATTGTGACTCAAAGAAATAGATTTTGCAACCGTTACACCATCTTTAGTGCTTTGAGGATAACCTTGACTATTTGAAATAACCACATTTCGTCCATTAGGACCTAGAGTTGCAACTACTGCATCTGCTAACTTATCAATACCTGAAACTAATTGTTTACGGGCTTCAGGTCCGAATTCAATAATTTTACTCATTTTTTTTTTATTTGTTAATTTTAGCTAAAATATCATTTTCTTTACCAATAAGGTATTCTTCACCTTCCCATTCGAATTTAGTAAAACCCATTGAAGGTAATACTACTGTATCTCCTACTTGAGATATGGTTTTGATAAAATTATCCCCTGTGATTGAATAATATCCAGGTCCTACTGCTACTACCTCTGCAGTTTGGTTTCTTTCTTTACCTAAATCAGGTACAACAATGTTACCATACATTGTTTCTTCTACTTCTACTGGTTTAACGATAACTGCGTTAAATAATGCTTCTAATTTCATATTCCTATTTTATTTAATAATTTTTCCATTTCATCCTGTTGTCTCTGCCATTCATTGATGTATTCCATAATTGTAGAATACTCAGTTTTAAGATCAAGTTTAGACTTAGCTATTTTTTTCAAAGCAGAGGCTAATGAAGAATAATGTCCTAAAGGTTTTTCATAATCCTTACCTTGGTTACCATTGTCTTTTTTACCAAATTTCCCAATATTTTTTTCTTCTGGGGTAATAGTTTCAATTACTGTATAACAGTATTGATCTCTAGAAATGTAAAATGGTTCGATCGCTGGATCTTTAATTGTTGTGTTTGCCATATAACTTATTTTTATTTTGTGTCGTCAATATACGAACAAAATTGCGCTAGGACACGCTTTATTATAAAACTTACTTAATTTTAATTGTTTTTGGTTTTGATTCCTCTGAAACGGGGATGTGGATTTTTAATAATCCATTCTCCATTTCAGCATTAATTTTAGTTAAATTAAACTTAGGAGAAATTTTATATCCCAAGTCGAATGACTTACGGGATAAACCGTGGTAAATATAACCTGAAAAATCTAATTCATTTTCTGGTTTTTTATAACTAATTTTTAATAAATCTCCCTCAACACTAATAGAAATATTTTCTTTAGTGAGTCCAGTACAGGCAACATCAAAGTGTAAGCCTTCATCGTCGTAATAAATGTCTAAGGGATGGGAGGGTTTGGAGGTGAATGCCGGAGCAAACTGTTCTTCAGCGTTGAAGAAATTTCTAAATAGAATGTCGAACGGATTTCGTTCATTGATTTTTAATGTACTCATATCATTTTTAATTTATGCGTCCTGAGATCGCGGTTTAACTTTAAAAAACATAACTGCGTGCCCTAGCTACTGCAATTTTTGTTTATTATACATATATTAAATTATTTTTCTTTTGCAATAACGTAATAAACACTTTGAATGTTTTCATTTTCAAATTCAAGTTTCATAATACCTTCTAAATCAATACTCATTTTACCTGAAGCCATATCTTTATTACAGTACATAATCTCCTTAATCATATTTGAATTATAATTTTCATTAAATTCATCTGTATTCATATTGACATCAGATAGGAAAAATGATACTTTGTTTGAATATTCAATATTACCCCCAAAACACATTTCAAGGCGAGGTTCACCATCATCATTTGGGTTAGGACGTATAACTACAGTATCGGTATCGGCTAATGCTCCTTTAGCTTTAACAATAGCACCAATACTCTCATTATCTATTTCAGCAAAAATACTAAAAGAAGGTTCATCCTTAACAACCCCAGCAGGTTGAATAATCATCAAATCGGCTAATGAATAATCCAATGTATACTGGTTATCAGCAATTATTAATTTAGTATTTAGTTTATTTTGTTTTTTATAATCTAAACTTAAATAACCATTTGTAATACCTACTAATTTATTTAATTGAGTGGTATTACCAATTCCTATGGTTGAATCCTCTAATGGGAAGTTTTTAGCTTTTACATAACCAATCATCTCCTTTGTAGGTGCGTTGAATGCTATGTGGATATTATTTTTATTGATTTCCCATCTAACTGACTCAATCATTCCATTGAGGTAATATTTTGAAATAATTGTGGTTAAATCTAACTTTTCTATCATATTTTAAAATTGAAAAAATTTATTTATTTTTTTATTAAATATTGGTTGTCCCCATCCTATATCCATATAAACACTCTCTAATTTGTTTTTAATAACTGAATCAAATAATCCATCTCTATCTATGTATTTTTCAATAAATTCAAGTATCTCAGGTGGATCGTTATAACCATTAAAACCAATAACATCTATACGGTATGGATTATTTTTAAGATACGCAATATACATTTTATCTCCTATCTGAAATGTAGGAAATGTTTTATCTTGTTTTTTGAAACGGAGTACATCATTGTAAAATATTGCTGCTTTAGTATTAATAGGGCATTTTAGTCCTAATTTAGAAAATATTTCACCAGCATTTGGAGGACCAGCAATATATTCCTTCATTTTTTTAAGTCCGGTAGGTTTTAGAATTTGTTTCCAATCAACTGTTCTAAGTGATTCTCTAAACTCTAATACTTCAGCATCTATTTGTGATTTGGGTTTACCAAACATAATTTCAGTTAAAATATGTTCTCCGAACTTTTTAAATAATGGAGGGAAATTTGATTTCATTAGATCTAAACCTTTCATATCTAATTCATCTGTTTTAACACCTTCCTTATTTACAATATATTGGGCGTATCTACGTTTACCAGCAAAATAACCTCGTTCAATTACAACCTCTTGTTTTAATTCAAAATAATGTGGTTCGGTTGGATAACTTACGTTAAATAAATCCTTAACTAGAGTGTGCATATATTCATTTGCTAATTCCTGTATTTCATTAGCTATTTCCAATACAACTTTAATCCATTCATCCTTATCAGCATTTACTAATTCAGGTTTCATCTGTAATGCTAGATCCTTTACTTGAATAAATAAGGAATCGGTATCTGATGTTACAACATAGTCTATATTATCAGTTTTTAATTTTTTATTCATCCATTCATTAACAAATGTTATTGAATCCTGTGTTAATCGTTGTCCAGTTAATGTAATAGCTTTACTGATGAATTTATGTCCATCTGTGTATCTCCATCCATTTATAGCGAATACACCGTAAACATCATTTAACTTGATTTTATACGCGTGTTGACGTTTATTATAGAACTCACCTTTAACGGCATCACCAGCTTTATATGCTTTTTTCATTAACGCCTTATATTCTTGACGTTTAGCAAACCAATCAGCTAAAATTTCACATACAACACTTGATTTATCCTTACGGAAAATAACTCCTGGTGCTGATATGAGCATATCATTTGATTCTATTAAATGTAAAATATCTCCTATTTTTACTTTAGAACGTGATAATGTTTTATTAGGTTTTACCTTTTCAATTTCAACCAATTCTTCAGGATCCATTGCTCTGAGTTCCTTCATTGACCATTGATTATCGTATTTGTCACGATTTACAATACGTCCAACTAATGTTTCAATACCTATATTAAGTGTTCTAATTATTGATGGGTATAGTGAAGTAAAATCTAAATCAATAACCCATTCATATAACCCAGGGTTAGGATCTTTTAAATAACCACCAGCATATTCTGCTAGTAATTTTATTTCCTCATATTCTGTTTTATCAATACGACCTGCTTTATACTCATATTCAGCTTTTTTAACACTAATATCTCTTAATGATGGGTTGTAAGTTGTTGGTTTATTAGGTGAAACAATACCTTTACGTTTTAGGTAGGTTAAAATAGCACCATCATTTAATACGGTTGAATAATATATTGATTCATAAGTTGTATGACATAAATGACCAATAGTAACCGTTAGTTCAATAAATTTCATTACTTGCTCTAACTCAACAATGATTTCAACATCTCGAATGTTATAATCGATGAATTTATTTATATCTTCCTCAAATAATTTATCAAGGGAACCCTGGTATTCTATTTTATCTAGCTTAACGTATTTATTACCTATTTCACCTAATCGATATGTTGGTTCTTGTTTTGTAATAAATTTTTTAAACAATAACATATAATCGAGATGATTTAAACCACCAATTGTAATTGGATTATCTGTATTATATTCGTTATATGTTACTTTACGTATTGGTGATAGATATAATGCTACTTCCTCACCACAAACTAATCGAATACGGTTGTATAAATAAGGCATATCGAAAAAAGCACTATTCCAACCTGAAATGATTGTAGGATCTAGCTCAATCCAAATATCTAAAAAACCACTAAGTAAATCTTGTTCAGTTAAATAAGGAATAATTTCCTTGTCATCATTGACTGTTTTAGACATTTTACCTTTCTCATCTAAAATTAAACAGTAATATTTTTTACTATTATTATCATATAGAGCAATAGATGTAATTTTACCTTGGGGGTTTCGAATATTTGAAGGTGTAAGAGCACCTGCTATCTCACACTCAATATCTAAATAAACTATATTATGGAATGTAGGTGTATCATCTGATTCGAAATACATATCTACTAATAAACGTGTGTTTTTATCTACATCTTTCTCATAATATTTGGGATCCTTCCAATTATCCATTCTTTTGACGGGGGATACTTTAACTCCTTCTAAAGTTTCAAAGTCCCCATCTACATCGGCAGCATAAAATGTAGGCCAGTATTGGAAATGTTTCCAACCTTTTTTATCATCTCTTAGATAATAATGCTTTTCATCTCTATCGTAATAAACTGATTGGTACATAACTTTTAATTTTTCCACAATATACAAAAAGGGGTTGACAAAGCCAACCCCAATTTAAGAAATATATTAATTTATTTTTAGGCACTAACCCAAGCGGATCCATTATAAAATACAGGGCAAGTTATTGCTCCTCCACCTGTTAATGTTCCTAAATATGTGGGTGAGGTAGCATCTGTTACATATGCTCTATCTCCTAATGTCCCTGTTGGTAAATTTGCTACTAAATATCCTTCATCTTTTAATGCTATTGTACGATCACCTGTATTTGTAGGTATAATTAAAGTAGAGGTTGTATTTACACCACTAGCATCATCAAATACTAATCTTGTTGCATATAAACCTTGGTTTTGAATCATACCAAAGTGAATCGCGGCTGGTGCCCCACCAATTAATGTTGATCCTACTTTTAAAGAATTAGCATTTGCATTTGATGGGATATTATCTAAAATCTCTATCTCAGTTGTACTTATTGTATTAATTTGGTCATAACCACTTCTAAAATCAACAAATTGTATAAGATTACCACTACCATTGTAAGATGTTTTTACATAATTATCACTTGTTCCAACATTAAGATAACTTGTTGTTGTATTATTTGTATCTAAATTTATAGAACCTGTAACAGTAATTCCACTTCCAGTTACTAATAATGAACCTGTTATTATAGCAGCTCCATCATATGGGAAAGGAGTAGAAGTTATTCCAGTTAATTGAGAACCATCTCCAGCGAATGAGCCTGTGAATGAACCTGTTGCTGTTGCTCCTGTTAGTGTTACACCCGCTAATGTTGCTACAGGAGTGATTAAATCTATTTCGGTTGTTCCTATTGTTACCTTATCTGATGTTAAAGCCAATGTACCATCACCTGTATTTGTTGGTATGAAGATGTTAGATGTTTGAGTTGTAGTAACGTCATCAAATACTAATCTTGTTGTATAGCTATTGGATGAATTAGATTGAACCATACCCCAACGACCCGCTGGAGATCCAGGATCAAATAAATTCAAATAGTTCCCAATATAAAGTTTATTGCCTTGGTTATTATATCCGTTGACATTCTCCATCGTGATTTCCCATGGGGCAAGGATTGTAGAAGAATTATAAGATCCATTAACATATTGGGATGTCACACCATTATATTGCATTTTTGTGAGATTATTTCCATCTCCAACATTGATTAATTTATTTGAAGTACTATTGGCAGAAATGTTTATGCTTGATCCCGTAAGCATAATATTTCCATCTGTTAATGCAATCCCACCCGGGACTCCTCCCATATTTATAGCTCCATTTATTCTTAAAGATCCTGTAATTTGAGAGTATCCAGTATTTCCACTTCCTTTCATTTGGAAAGTAGATCCTGTTACATTAGCGGCAGTGGCTGTAT